GAGCTAGGCTTGAAAGAGAAGCTCAACGCTGCTAAGGATTTGTTAGACAGGGCTGGCTTGGTGAAGACAGAGAAAGTTCAGGTGACAGCACCTAACGGCATCATGATTTTACCAGCCAAAGACAGCGGTGAGTGAAAGAGACTTAGGGGCTTGGATATTGCCACAGCCCAAAGCAAAGGAAACATATGTACCTATTCCAAAGATTAGAAAGACTATACCATTTGGTTACAGACAAGATGAAGAAAATCCTGACCTCTTGCAGCCAATACCTACAGAACTTGAAGCGTTAGAACTAGCTAAGAAACACTTAAAACAATACAGTTCTAGACAGGTAGCAGCTTGGCTTACCACTACCACAGGTAGAACGATAAGTCATGTGGGATTGTTAAAGAGAATAAAGACTGAAAGAAAGCATGGATTCAAATCCGCTACTTACCGCAACCTTGCCACAAGGCTCAAAAAAGCCCTTGAGCAAGCGGAAAGGTACGAAGAAAAATCCAAGAGGCTCGGCAGGGAAGACCCAACAGGATACTTCGAGTCAGAGCAGTACAGCAAGCTTACCGAATATATCGATAGTAAACTCGCCAGAGACTCCTCTAGCGACACCTGATGATAGGGAAGTATTGTTTAAGCCCAACCCCGGGCCTCAAACATTCTTCTTAGCTTCCTCAGAGAGGGAAGTGTTATATGGTGGTGCTGCTGGTGGTGGTAAAAGTTATGCCATGCTTGCAGATCCATTGAGGTATATGGTGCATCCACAGTTTTCTGGGTTGCTTCTTCGTCACACGACAGAGGAACTTCGAGAACTCATCTGGAAAAGCCAAGAGCTTTATCCAAAGATTTATCCCGGCATCAAGTGGAGTGAGAGAAAGATGCAGTGGGAAGCACCATCAGGGGCTAGGCTATGGATGTCCTACCTTGATAGAGATGAAGATGTATTGAGATATCAGGGTTTGGCGTTTAGCTGGATTGGTTTTGATGAGTTGACGCAGTGGCATACGCCATTTCCGTGGAACTATATGCGTTCTCGCTTGCGTACAGCAGCGTCAGACCTACCAATCTTTATGAGAGCTACAACAAATCCGGGTGGTCCGGGCCATGCTTGGGTAAAGAAGATGTTTATTGACCCTTCTCCAGCAGGTAAAGCCTTCGATGCCACTGACATTGAGACTGCTAAACCTCTAGTTTACCCCAAAGGGCATAGTAAAGAGGGGCAAGCACTGTTTAAGCGTAGGTTTATTCCTGCTATGTTGGCAGATAACCCCTACTTGATGCAGACAGGTGACTATGAAACCATGTTGTTGTCCCTTCCTGAACATCAAAGGAAGCAACTACTAGAGGGTAATTGGGATATTGCTGAAGGTGCAGCCTTCACTGAGTTTAATAGGCAGATACATGTAGTGGAACCGTTCCACATACCAAGTAATTGGACTAAATTTAGGGCTTGTGACTATGGATACGGAAGTTATAGTGCTGTGGTGTGGTTTGCTGTGTCTCCAAGTGAGCAATTGGTCATCTATCGTGAGCTATATGTTAGCAAAGTGCTTGCCAAAGACCTCGCTCACATGGTGATGAGGGCTGAAGAGAACGATGGTCCTATGAGATATGGGGTGTTGGACAGTAGTTGCTGGCATAAGAGGGGTGATACAGGTCCATCACTGGCAGAACAGATGATTGCAGAGGGTTGTAGGTGGAGGCCAGCGGATAGAAGTGCTGGAAGTAGGGTGTCTGGTAAGAATGAGCTGCATCGAAGGCTACAACTTGACCCCTTTACAGAACAACCAAGACTAGTTATAACAAGCAACTGTGTGAACACGATTGCTCAGCTACCCATCCTACCTTTGGACAAGAGAAACCCAGAGGATATTGATACTAAGGCTGAAGATCACTTATATGATGCTATTCGTTATGGTGTGATGAGCAGACCTAGAAGTAGTTTGTTCGATTACAATCCATTAACCTCTGGTGGCTCTGGAATGAAGATGGCAGACCCCACATTTGGGTATTAAAAGGTATTTATGGCTACAAATAATTTCATGGATGATAAATCTATTGGTTTAGGAGACAGAAAAGATGGAGAGAAAACACCATTTAGTGGTGGTTCTCTTTTAAGTTTCTTAAATGAAAGATATACACGATCTGAAGAAAACCGCAGACAGGACGAACAGCGTTGGCTCAAGGCTTATAGAAACTATCGTGGTCTTTATGGACCAGATGTTAAATTTACAGAGACAGAGAAGAGCCGTGTATTTATTAAGGTGACAAAGACCAAGGTGCTTGCAGCATATGGTCAAATCACTGATGTGTTATTTGCCAATAACAAGTTTCCTCTTAGTGTTGATCCCACTGTACTACCAGAAGGTGTAGTTGATACAGTACATATAGATCCTAAAGCACCAGAGGGAGCAGAACCTGAGATGGCTTCGCCTTTTGGTTATAAGGGTGATGGTAAAGACTTGCCTCCCGGTTCTACCTTGTCTTCTTTGATGGACAGGCTTGGTCCATTTAAGAATCAACTTAAAGACACTGAAGATCTTAAGGAAGGTCCGGGCGTTACACCCACTTCCATTACATTCCATCCTGCTATGGTGGCAGCTAAGAAGATGGAGAAGAAGATACATGACCAGTTGGATGAGAGTGGTGCTAATAAGCATCTGCGTTCCACTGCCTTTGAGATGGCTCTGTTTGGTACAGGCATCATGAAGGGTCCCTTTGCTAAGACAAAAGAATATCCTAGCTGGGATGAAGAAGGTACTTATAAGCCTGAGATGAAGACAGTACCAGAGACATCACATGTCTCCATCTGGAACTTCTATCCCGATCCTGATGCTACCAACATGGAAGAAGCTCAATACATTATTGAGCGTCATAAGCTAAGTGCTACACAACTAAGGGCTTTGAAGAATCGTCCATTGTTTAGAGCCAATGTCATTGAAGATGTTATTGATGAGGGTTCTTCTTACACTAAGAAGTATTGGGAAGACGACTTAAGAGATTATGCTCCTAATTTAGGCACAGATAGATTTGAAGTGTTGGAATATTGGGGCAGTATTGATATTGAAAAACTAGCAGAGAATGACATTGACATTCCAAAAGAACTAGAAAGTTACAAAGAGCTTCAAGCTAACGTATGGTTTTGTAACAACAAGATTATTCGTTTAGTATTGAATCCGTTTAAGCCAGCCAACATTCCATACTACGCTGCTCCTTGCGAATTAAACCCCTACTCTCTATTTGGCATTGGTGTTGCCGAAAACATGGACGACACCCAGACCCTCATGAATGGTTTTATGCGTATGGCAGTGGACAATGCAGTGTTGTCTGGCAACCTTGTGTTTGAGGTTGATGAAACCAACCTTGTTCCCGGACAGGACATGTCTGTCTATCCCGGTAAAGTGTTTAGGAGACAGGGTGGTGCTCCCGGTCAAAGCTTGTTTGGAACTAAGTTTCCTAACGTAGCTGCTGAGAACTTACAACTGTTTGATAAAGCTAGGCAGCTTGCTGATGAATCCACAGGCATGCCATCGTTTGCACACGGACAAACTGGTGTGAGTGGTGTAGGTAGGACAGCCTCTGGTATTTCTATGTTGATGAATGCTGCATCAGGCAGTGTTAAAACCATCATCAAGAATGTGGATGACTATTTGTTAGCTCCTTTGGGTAAGGCTTTCTTTAGCTTCAATATGCAATTTGATTTTGATCAAAGCATTAAAGGAGACTTGGAAGTTACAGCCAGAGGTACAGAGAGCTTGATGGCTAATGAAGTGAGGAGCCAACGCTTGATGCAGTTCTTGCAGATTGCAAGCTCTCCTGCATTGATGCCTTTTGCTAAGTTTCCTTACATCATTCGTGAGATAGCTAAGAGCATGGACCTTGATCCAGACAAGGTGACTAACAACATGGATGAGGCTATGCGTCAAGCATTGTTGATGCAGAAAGCTACAGCTCCTGCTCCAGCAGAGGGTGCTCCTCCTGTTGGTGGTCCAGAAGGTGGCCCTCCCCCAGTGGCTGATATGACTGGTGGGGGTGGTGGAAACATTGGCGTTGGTGCTGCACCAGTGCCGGGTGAACAAGGATTTGCTGGTAATGACCAAGCTGTACCTCCCCAAGCTTAAAGGCTTTGTAAACACTAACGCTACATGGGAAGCGTTCTTAGAATTGCTTGATGCTGAGATTGCTCAGCAGCATAAAAACTTAGAACAAGCTACTGATGTTCGTGAAATTGGAAAGGCTCAAGGAGCCGTTGCTGCTTTACGCAGATTAAAACATCTAAAGGACGAAGTTAATGTACACAAATGACACAGATAGATTGTTCGCTGAAGGCGGCATGAATGACGAAGGCGGCACAGTAGATCCTGTGTCAGGTAATGATGTACCTGCAGGTTCTTTACAGAACGAAGTGAGAGATGACATTGATGCAAAGCTAAGTGAAGGTGAGTTTGTTATTCCTGCTGATGTTGTTAGATACATTGGTCTTGAGAGATTGATGAAGCTTCGTGATGAAGCTAAGCAGGGCTTGTCTCGCATGGCAGAGATTGGTCAGATGGGCAATGCTGATCAAGTTGAAAACCCAGAAGCTTTGCATGAAGATGAGAAAGACTTTGATTCTGAGATTGATGACATCATGCAAGAGGTGGATGGTGAGCAGATGGGGGAGAAAAGCTTTGCTAAAGGAGGTGCAGTATATGTACCACCTGCAGATAAAGATATTCTTGCTAAATATAATATACCAAGAACATCCATCACAAACCCAGCATTAGATGTTAGACTTTTAAAGAATGCTGCTGGTGATTCTTTATACATGACTTATTTTAATGATAGGCCCGGTGGAGCAATTCCTGCGGGTTATTCTGTAGTAGACGCTAATCCAGCAAGTAGAATGACTGGTACAGGTTTTACTACAACAACTACAGGAAGCACAGGAGATGCTAGTGTGGACAGTGGTAACTTAGTTGCTGGTGGCACTACAAATTTATCTGGTGTTACTAACACATCAATGACAGATCTTGCTTTAGCTAATGTACCTATTACAGGTAAAGATGGTAAAGTGTCTACACCGGGTGGTGATACAACAACAACAGACGGAGGTTCAGGTGTCAATGCTTATGGTAGTAATATTACAGCAAGTGCTGATGGAAGTGTTAGCACAGGGCTTGGTGGCTTTACTTTAAATCCTGATGGCACAGTGACAGCCAATACTTTAAGTAAAGGACTCACTGCTGCTTCTGGATTGGTCAATCCTATGCTGGGTATAGCAGCTAGAGTTAATAATGCTTTAGCTACTAGCTCAGCAAAAGATTTTACTAGGTCTATTGCAGACACTATGGGTATTAACATTGATACAAGCACTGCTGCTGCCACTGCTGGTCCTACAGGTACAGGAAGCACTGCTGCTAGTGCTGCTGCTGATGCAGCTTATGCTGCTTCTAGTATGGGACTAAGTGGTGCTGCTGCTGGTGCTGCCAGCCAAGCTGCTGCTGATGTCATTACAAAAGGTGGTAATGCATCTGATGCTGCTGAGGCAGGTAGAGTAGCTGCTGCTGATGTAGTTACGGGTGAAAAATCTAGTACAGAAGTATTAGCAGAAGAGGAAGCTTCTGCAGCCTATCGTAAAAGCTTAGATGGTTTTGATGTAGCTGGTCCTTCTGACGCTGGTGGTGGATTTGATTTAGCTGGTTCTTTTGACTTTAGAGGTGGCGGTTCGGGAGGAGGCGGTGGTAAATACTTTGATGATCAGGGTATGGCTACAATGGCTATGGCTAAAGGTGGCTTAGTTGCTAAGCGCACAAAGAAACTAACACTTGCTCAAAAAAGAGGCATTGCTTCTAAGAAATAACACTATATAATTAGCATACTCAAACCAGAGGTGGGCTGGTGAGTGTCAACAATTTCCCACCATATGGCTACCTATCTCCCTGCTATGCAGCTACAGTTAGCCCCAACTTAAAGGTATGTTATGACAGAAGCGGTAATTAACCAGAATCAACAAGCTCAGGCTTTCTCTCCATTTGGTAAGCGTAATGCTAACAAAGATCGGATTGAACAAGAAGAAGCTGAGTTGAAACAATTGGCTGAAGATAAGAGCAATCCACCAGAAGACAACAATGGTGATGATAGCAACTTAAGCGCAGAAGAGAAGAGC